GTATAGTTTGCATTAGAAGCCCCAGCAACAGCATTAGCTAAGTCTGTGTTAAAATTACAGACAAACGATTTTGTATTACCATCACCTATAAAGCCTTGCTGACCTGAGTAATACTGAGCATTAGTTTCGGTTATTAAACCACCATTTGGATTTGGCATATCTTATCTTTTTGAGTTGTTTTCTTCTTGCTGGATTTGAGAAGCAGCAACTTGAATAATTTGAGGGTCTTTTACTACAACACCGAAATAGAATAAAGTTTTTAATATAAAACTTGTCTGTTCCGATACGTCTAACTCTATCTGCGTTGATATTGAGGTATCATAAACGTATTGTCCAACTGCTCCGATTGTAAATCCCCATTTAGGGTCTAATGGCTTTCTTAAGAAATCACAGTTAATATTACTAGTAATAGTATCAGGCTTTACAATTAGCCTTTCATTTTCTAATAGGTAAGTTGGGAACGTCTCTGTTGATTTTGTTAATGGAGATTTTTGAATGTTATAAAAATCCATTCTTTGAAGTCTTTGGAGTTCGACTTGATCTTTATAATTAACAACACCTAACCTGTAAAGTTCTACAGTATTACCGAATACATCTGTAGTAGGCAATGTAAAATAAGCGGGTGCTGGTGATGCGGCAGCTACATAAGCAGTTGCGCCTGATGTTTTAAATATAGAAAGGTGCTCATCAATAGCAGCAACTCTATCTGCATAATCCGTATCTGTCTGAGGTATACGTAGTTGCTGGTTTAAGTCCTCACCATATTGTTCAAATATTTCTAGTTGAACTTGAGTAGCAATTTTATTAAACTCGTCTGGGGTTACATATCCCCTTTCTTCCTTGTTGAGTATTAACAATACAGTCTTATATACCGTATTCACATTTATTGCCATATTTTTTTTTGTTTTATTTATAAAGGTAGGCCAACATTAAGTCAGCCTACCATCATAAATTATAGTTACATATTAAGAGAACTTTTTCTCTATACTTTTGTATACTAGCATTCCTTCGTCAGTCTTAAACCAACTAGCTAATGCTGAGTAAGGGTGCTCATCAAAAGGAACCTCCATTAGCTTTCTTCCATTGACTGCCCATTTGAATGTTTTTTGGTCATCAGATAAAGATATTATGCCAGATTCCGCTGCTCTAATACCAAAGCTTCTAAGCTCAACGTTTTCGTCTTGCGCTAGGCTTATAAATAAAGCTGGGTTACTTTTTGCTAAAAGCATTAAATCCCTCTTAAGTTCTTTGCTGCTCATTGCAGATACAGCACTACCTAATTCAGTTCTTAGAATTGCCTCAGCGTGGTCTACTTCAAGTGTGTTAGCAAGATTTAAAGCTTCTATTTCAAGCTGAATGTCATCTAGCTGATTTACAGCGTTTGCAACCTCATCTTGTTCTTTATACGTTAAACCTCTCTGAGGGTGATATAAAGATAATAGCTTTTGTAAGTTTTGCTTGTTCTTAGGAACCATTAATACTCCTTGTATAAACACAATATGGGCAAGAGTTACAGGGCCTTTTTGCTCATCTACAAATGTTGATAATTGATTTGTAGCGTACCTTAATTCTCTTTCATATCCTAGCTCCTCGTCAAAATACATCATAGGATGTAATTCTGAGTGCTTACTAGCTAATGTCATTGTTAGTGGGCTTTTATCGTGAGAAAGATAGTATCTTCTGTCCTTCACTTCCCAAGTGTCTTTTGTTTTTTCTTTTGTTTTCATAAAATATAATATAATAAATAGATAAAAAAATAAAACCAGGGGCCGCAATTTGCGACCCCAAGTAATATTTATTGCTTATAATTAAGCTGCTGTGAATAACACGAAGTTATTAGCTGCTTGAGTTACTAAACATCTCTCAGATAAGAAACTTACTTCCATCTTATCAAAAGTAGAAGTAGCTGCTCCACCAACAGAACCAGTAATCCAAGACTTCATTCTACGGTCATCAGCTTCAGAAGCTCTGTATCGTACATGTAGAAATGGTCGTCTGATGTTAGTTCCTAGCATTTGATCGTACACTGTGCTTGTTCCAGCAGGAACCATAACACCTTTAATGTTATCAATCATACCACGAGTAGTAGCATCGTTCAAATATTTCCAATCAGTCTTGTAGAAGTCATAAGAACCCCTTCTAAAACCATCGAATCCTAAGTTCAATGCCATCTCTTCAGAGTTTTCAAACACCCCGTAAGAAGTACCACCAGCACCATAAGAGTTCTGAGCAGCTAACATATCATCAAAGTCCAAAGATGTAGCTCTATCTAAGAATAACATATTCTCTTCAATAGCCCCTTGCTTGTCAAGATTTTGCAAAATTAAATCAAAGTCCCCTAAAGCACTTCTAGCTCCAGCACCACCTGTTCCAGTTCCGTTTGCATAATTTTGGTATACGTTACCTCTTGCAGTAATTGCAGCAAATAACCCTTCAGTACCAGCAGTTGTAATTCCTGTTCCTAAAGCAACCTGACTAACAACACCAGAAGCGGCAGTAGCAGTTTCACCTTCAACAACAGCCATCTCTAGGTAATCTTGAAAACGTAGACGAGTTTCGCCTTCTGATTTCAAATACCATAGGTATCCAGATGTTCCGTCTTCAGCAGCAACTTCAACCCAACCAATTTGAGCAGCATCAGAACCACTTATTTCATAAGAATCCTTAATGATAATCGGCTTATTGTTAAACTGCGTAAATGAAGCCTCAAGAGAACCAGTCATTCCGTCTGTACCTTTACCAAATTCAGACCCATAAACGAATAAGTTTACAGCTCCATTTGCAATACTAGTCAAATTAGCAGTAGTATAAGATAATACTGTGAATGTAGTAGCGGTTACAGCAGATACATAACATTTTAATGTTACAAGTCCAGTAGCAGCATCAGCAATAACAACAGTGTTACCTACTCTTACTGACATGTTATGTCCAGCACCTAAAGTAATTGTTGAACCAGCCGCTGTTGCAGCACCACTAAGTACAACACTTAAGTTTCCTGCTCCGTTCTCATATCCGATATGTAACCTGTTTTGCTCAGACCATATAACTTGATCAGAAGTCATTGGCATCTCAGCACCAACCATACGCAAGAATCCAGATAAAGTTCTGTTTCCGTATCGCTCTACTTCAGCTTCATAAATTTCTGGTAAATACTGCTGTGCAAAATCGTTTCCGCTTCCGTCAGCAAAGTTTAAATAATTTGATGCCAAAGTTGTTTTAGTTGGCATCGGTCTTAGGCTAAATGCGCCTAGTGGATCATTTGTTCCAAATTGTCCCATTTTTTTCTTTTTTAATTTTTAAAATTGTTTTTTCTTAATTCTTAACTTAGAAGAATCTACCCCAGTTATAGCCTTAACTTTTAACCCATTAATAAAAACACTGTCATCGGCAGTCTGTCTAGGCTTGTCTGAAATGTTCTTTGAACTATTCACCACATCCTTGACAGCGTCAGCTTTACCTTGTTCGTAAAAATGAGTAGCAATCTTGTCTACATTTGAAGCAGCATACATAGCTTTATGATAACCCTTATGGTCTTCAACCTCTCCATTATCCAGAAACTTTCCGACAAAATCAGTTAAATTAGATTGATCCGCAGCAACCTTAGTTGGGTTATTAATACCATATCTAAATTTCTTTTCTCCGATGTTGAAATCAAAACCTTTGAAATCATCGTTTAAAAGATTAGATGTAGCCTTCTTAAACCTTTCCCTTTTTTGCCCCGCTAAACTTTGCTCTTCATTATATCGATTAAAGAAGTCTGTAGCTTTCTTCTGCTCTTGGGTTACGCCTGGCCTCAACTTGATTTCATCGTAATATTTACCCTTTAAGTCATCCAAAAACCCTTCAGCTTCTGCAACCTCTTCTTTAAACGCAAGCTTCTTCTTGCGAACTTCTCTTTCATCATCAATATCTTCATCATACGAGAAGTTATCTTCTATCAGAAAGGATATTTCCTCAGCGTCTAAGTGAGGTTTACTTTTGGTATAATACTCTCTTAGTAGAGTATCGCTATCTACATTGCTATAGTCAGCATTTAATCTTACATAGTCTTCCATGTTACCACCAGTCTCCTCCATAAAAGAAACAAGTTTCTCTACATTTTCTGGCAGTTCTCTTCCAATGGCAAACCCTTGTACATCTTCAATAACTTCTTGAGTTTTTTCTTCTACTTCCTCCTCAGTTATTTCTTGTATGGTTGAAAACCCATCATCTTGAATGGAGCCTTCCCCTGGTGATACTTCTGCTTCCACTTCTTGTACAGCTTCGGCTTGTTTATCTGTAACCAAGTTTGCTGTTTCTTGCTCTGTATTGGCATATTTTTTCTCTTCACTAGAAGGTATCACAACTTTAGTTACTTCTGATTGTTCTGCTTTCTTAGCAGACAAGTCCACTTTGATAACTTCAGGTTGTTTACCTAGTTTTTTCATTGAAGGTTTTTTCTTTATCTTAAATTCACCCTCTTGCTTTACTTCTTTTTCTTCTGACATAATATAATATAATATAAATTAAAAATTAGCTTGGGTCAAACTGGCCTAAACCAAACCCCCCACTTAATACATCATTACCTGTAGATTCAAAGTTTTTAGGTAATAAATTGTTTTTTCTTTGGTCAATCATTTCAGATTGTTGAGTTCCTGTTATTTTAACCCTTTTATCTTTTCTGTCCTCTATTTCTTTTTCTTTTAAGCTTTCGGAATCTACTCTAACCTGAGCTAGTTTCATGTTGAAGTTAAACTCGGTAGTCATCAACTCTCTTTTTATTTGAGCCTCTGCCTGCATTCTCTGTATCTCAAACTGAGACTTAGCCTGCTCTATACTCACCTTCTCAGCCGTTAACGCTTGCTGTTTCTGTACTTCAGACATCGCTGCCTTTTCAGCTAACTCTGCATTAGCCTGCGCTTGCGCTTGTATATTAGCCTGCTGTGCTTGTTGTGCTGCTGCCTGCTTTTTCTTTCTTCTATCCTTTAGCATTTCATTTGCTAACTGAAGATTTTTTACCTGTCTTATATCTATAGCGTCCTCTAAGTCTATACCACCTGATTGCAACGCAACCTGTATGTTTTGCTCTAATTGAGCCTTTATTTCATCGTCTGGCTCTAATTCTAAGAAGATACCAAAGTCATGCAAGTTTAATTGACTTATTTCAGCTAAGGTTGCAACATTAAATTTAGTTAAACTATTCTCTAATGAATTTGCGGTTAAAGCAAACTCTAATGAATCTGCTATTCTCATAGATACGTTTTCACATATTCTAAGTGATATATAACAACTAGCCTGTAGTATGTGTCTTGTTGCTACATTTGATTGATTAGCAGCCATCTTCTGCAATCCTACCAAAGCATCTTTAGCTGGAGAAGAACCATCTCTAGCCTCGTTAAGTCCAGTAACGTCTCTTATCATTTGCAGATAATACTGATAGGTCTGTATTAGGGATTGTATCTTAGCACCTCCACTTGATGTTTGTAATTCTTGAATAGGAACCTTTGCTCTATTCATATCACCATCTTGCGTAAGTGACCTACCTAAAACACTACCAGTCTGGAAGTACATATTAAGTGCTTCCGCTGGATTATAATTTGTTCCATTACCTAAATCGACTTCTGCCAATCCATCAACATCTAAGAATACTCCGTCAGGAACCATTCTAGACATCACCTGTTGCAGCTTTAAATGTGTAAGCTGAATCATATCAGCAAATCCAGTTATCTTGCTTACGATAGATTCTATCCTTCCTTGATACATTCTAGGCGCACACATAACGTAGTTCATTTCTACCTTAGTGGTATCCGCAAATGGCCTGGTCATGTTTTTAGAAAGACCCCAGCTAAGCATTTGGTTGTTACCTAGTATCTTAGCTCCACTGTATAACACCTCAATGGTTCTTGATACCTTTTTAAATGTATCGCTCTCAGGAGGATTAAATTCATCCGTCTTTTGTATTGCTTTTTCTAAACCGTTAGGGCCTTGCTTAATTTTAAATACTTGGTTGTTATAAGTTTTGTATTCAAAAAACAAAACCTGAACAGTATTTTTATCATAAGCATTCCAGCCAGTAACATACTCTCTGTTACCTGGCATTTTTTCAATTCTTTCTAGCTCTTCATTTGATATATCAGGAAACTGCTTTTTTAATTCTGGTATCGTAAGTGCTCTAACCTCACCAACATAATATACATCCTCAAAATTAGGGTCATCAGTATAAGAGTAAACCATTCTAGCTGGATCGCAGTACTCAAGAACTACGCCTTCAGCTTTATTCCATGTGGTCTTAGCAGCACCAATTCCCAGTACAGCTAAATCATAATTAAATCTCTTCTTTACCTCACCAAACTTATTCTTGGCTAATACTTGATTTATAACTTCTTCCTCAGCTACCTCAATAGCTTGCTTGTAATCAAGTTGCATATGCAAAGAAAGCTCCTCCTGTGACTGTGGTAAATTCTCTGGGTTTTTAGTGTTGAATGTGTTTACTCCAATTGCAGCGTTAAGTGCCTCAATCTCCTCCTTGGCTATCATGTCCTGCATAATGCTCTCAGCATATTCAGTTCTTTTTCTTATAGAGTCAGGGTCTTGAGCATATGCTTTTATTTCAAATTCTTTTTCAGTGATACCGTTTACAACTATATCTACAAATTTAGATATAACTGGAACAGGCTGCCAGTCTAAGTTTAAATAAGATAGGTCACCATTAATTGCTAGTTCATCTTTATATTTCTGTACTGGCTGCTCTCCTCTTGCATAAAGTCTTAATGTGTGAAAATGATTATAATTCTGAGAGAATCTGTTTCCTATACCGCCTTGTCTAAACCATTCCGATTCCACAGCCCTACCAACTTGTACGCCATATTCAAAACTTGATTTTTCAGCGTCACTAACTACTTGGCTAGGAAATACACTATTTGGGTTTGCGCCTATATTCATTTATTTATTATTTTTGAAAATTCTCCAGTATTATCGTATTTCTTAAATCCTAGATTTATATTTTTTCGTACCACTTTATTTATTGGTGCGTATCTGTTTCTGTTACAAGCCATTATAGCTAATCCTGAACTTATAGAAGCATCGTGCTTAGTTCTATTATTAATATTAAACCTAGCCCAATCCTCTAATGTTCTCTGGAAGTACATGTCCCCCATTTCATCATCACCTAGTATTCCAACTAATTCCTCTATATATGTTTCAATTGCAGCGGCATGTGCTTGTTTTATATCTTCACTTGAGTTAGGTATACCTCCAATCTCTTTTTCTGTTATAGATAACTTATTTGATAACTTATCTGGTCTGTTCATAGAGTAACCTCTATAACCCCTTCTTTTAAAGTGATATAAAAGTCTAGGTTTGTTATTTTCCGCTAGTATTGGCATACCATAAAATACGCAAGCCATAAGTACATCTTCAAAGAATATCTCAGCGGTTTGTGGCCTAGCTATGTATTCTAAAAAGAAATGATTTGAAGGAGCGTCCTCCATACTAAACTTAGTTAAGCCATGTAATGAACCATTAGAACCTCTATTATCTACTGTTCCAGATATGTCGTAACTATCACAACCAAATGCGCCTAGGTGCTCATTACCAGGGTGTTTAATACTATGCTTTGTTATTACTCTATTCTGTAAGCTAATTGGAGGTATCCAACTCACATAAAACCTACCGTTTTTATTTGGCATGAATATTACCCTTGTATCTACAATACCATTCTCCCATTGAAAGTTACCTTTTGTAACTAACGTACTAGAAGCCATAGATTCATTATGGTCTATTTGCTGATATATTTTTGTTAAGTTAAATAAGGATTCTTTTGCTTCATCTCTAAACGCATGCTGTTCTGTTCTAGGAAACTGTCTGTAAAATTCATTTAGGCCATCTTGGTCTTGCTTTAATCCGTTAACTTCGTTCTCCCAGTAACTTATTACCCCCTGTTTAATAGGTGTTCCATACGGGTCGCTAACTGGCTTTTCTGGCTTATCGAAGACAGGCATTCCGTAAGAATCAATGTATCCTTCGTAATTCCATTCCATAGGTATGAACAAAGAATATAATCCAGAAGCAGTTTGTCCGTTACTGTTTCTTTTTTCAACGTCTGAGGCATAATATAATTTTTTAAAATTGCTACCACCTTTATCCAAGGCATTGCTTGTTGATCCCATCATACACTTGCCAATAATCCTGCTACCAAGTCTTAGGCAAGTCTTTGTTACTCTCCAATTATTTAATATGTTATTAGGCTTTTCCCATTTGCCAGACTCATCATGTACTAGCAGTTTTAGTTTTTCCCCATCATAAGAGTTGTCTCCTGTATTTTTCCAATCAATCGTTGAGTCTAATCCTTTTATATCTGCAACAGTCTCGTTTATATCAAGCTTTCTTCTAGTAAGCTTTGAAGCAGGTACTCTATACGCTAACTCTGTCTTTGGCCTATCCATACCATCCTGTATGGGCTTAAAGAAAAACGGATAGTTAATAGATATAGGAACTATCTTGTCCGTAAACATTTTCTTTGCATCAGGCCCCGACTTTGACAACACCCCATATCTAGAATCAGTTGACATTGTAGCGAGGTTAACTGTTTCTCCTGATGACATAAATGAAAACCCACTACGTCTGTTCTTTAGATAACACATTCCAAAACACCTCGCATCAGCCTTGCATGCCTCCCAAAAGATATAAAACAATCTGTTTGATTCTCTGAAGTCTGCATTTCCAACATCAATCTTTGACCATTGTAAATACATGTAATGCGACCCTGTAATATAAGTAGACTTGTTTTTATTGGAAAAGAAAAATCCAGTATCTCGTCTTTCAAATTCTGTTTCAATATAATCGTACCAGTCTTCTTTAAATTCTTCTGGGTATTCCTTCCAGTCAAATATTGTTTTAATTCTACTTAACTCTTTAGGGTAATCTAACTTACTCCATTTCTTTTCTTTAAAGTTGTGAGTTTTAAACTCAGCTGGTAATGCTATTTTGAGATTTTGTATTTCGTATATCTCACCTATTTTACCAGTTTTACTTATAATGACCATATCATGGTCTTCGTCATATCCATACTTCCAGGACTTGACTTTGTTTTTCTTTTTTAGAGTAGCAGGCTTTATATAGTTATCTAATACCTTGTATAATGTTTGCTCGTACATATTATTCGAACTTTGCTCTACCTTCTGCAAAACCCTTAAACTCACTTTTCTTTTTAGTATCGTCTTTGGGTTTATCATCTAGCATGTCTTCCTCTTCCTGGATTCTGTTAAGAATCTCAAAGGCATCGAATATAGCTAGCTTTTTAGTTGCTGCTGCATTCTTTAGTTTGTCTGCTGTTAAATCGTCGTCTGAATCAACTATAGGTTCTTCACCTACTTTAATCAGTTCCTCGACTGCTTTGTGCCCAGCCTGGATTATACGTTTCTTCGTTTCCTTGATGTTCATATTTGATTGTAATAAAATTAGATAAAACTCGATATAGCTTCTCGCCATCAACGATAAACTCGTATTCACTATTTGGTCTAAAACCAACTAGATCGTTAACCTCAACAGTACCGTCGGAATACTTGACAATACCTTGTAAAGGTTTTTCAGATTCAGTGTTAAACTGATCTATAGCTTTT